GGAACTCTTTCCCTCTCCGGGAAAAGTTGGAAGAAAAGGGGGCGCAAAATGAACCGGAAGAAATGGAAGTCCAAAATCGTGAAAGCGTGCAAAGACGCCGGAACGTATGAAGAATATTTTTCGGGGGCAATCGATGCTTTGTCTGAAATTTTGGAAAAACGGGATTCCGCTGCAGAACAATACGAAGCACTTGGCGCGCTCCCTGTGATCGAGCACACCAACCAGGGCGGGGCAACAAATTACGTGAAGCATCCGGCAGTTGTGCTGTGGAATGAGCTGAACACAAGCGCGCTGGCTTATTGGCGCGAGCTGGGGCTAACTCCCTCCAGTTTCAAAAAAGCGACTGGCGAAATTCCCAAAAAAGAAAAAAGCGGCGGGCTGCTTGACGAGTTGGCCGCAATCAGAAACGAGCTGAAAAGCGGATGAAGGGCAAGTACGGCGCAGATGTTGAGGCGTATGTGTCGGCGGTGCTTGACGGGAGAAAAGCCGCTGGGGAGGATATCAAGCTCGCCTGCCAGAGATTCCGGGATGGGCTGAATCATCCGGATTGGGAGTTTAGGGCGCGGGACGCCGATTTTGTAATCGGCATCATCGAGCGGACTTTCCAGCACCGTCAGGGGGAAACGCTGGCCGGAGAGCCGCTGAGAAACAAGCCGTTTATGCTGGAGGCATGGGAAAAATTTATCGTTTACGACCTGCTGGGATTTTACCGGAGGGGAACCAATGAGCGAATCCGCAAGGAGGCGTTTATTTTTATGCCGCGCAAAAACGGCAAGACGCTTTTTGTCTCGGCGCTGACTTGGGGGCTGTCTCTGCTGGAGGCCCCGAGCGGGTCGAGCGTCTATATCGTCGGCGCATCTCTGCGTCAGGCGATGCAGTCCTATAACAACATCGTAGACAATTTGCAGTTAAACCTTTACCGGGGCCGCGCCGCCGCTGAGCGGGAGGGCTGGCGGGTGCTCGATAACAACATGGAGCACTCGATCGAGCACAAAAGCCTTTGCGGCGGGTCGGTGCGGATTGAGGCGCTCGCGGCCAATCCCGACGCGCACGATTCGCTTAACTCCAACATCCAGATCTGCGACGAGCTGCACGCCTACAAAAACGCCAAGCAGTATAACGTCATCAAGGAGAGCGGCAAGGCGTATACCAACAAGCTGTGCATCGGGATTACAACGGCCGGGGACGACCCGACCGGGTTCTGCGCCCAGCGGCTCAAATACTGTCAAAAGGTTCTGCGCGGGCTGGCAAATGACGACGCATACGGCATTTTCATCTGGAAAGCGGACGAGGACGAAAAAGGGAATGTAGATTATATCAATCCCGTCCAGCACGAGCAGGCAAACCCAAACTACGGCGTGACCATCCGGCCGGAGGACATTATGAACGACGCGCGGCAGGCGCAGAACGACCCGCAGCAGCGCAAGGATTTTCTGGCCAAATCGCTCAACGTCTTTACCTCGGCCATGTCCGCTTATTTTAACCTCAAGGAATTTCGAGCGAGTGACGCGGCCTGTCAGGCGGCCTTGGGGCTGCCTGCCGGGACCGCCGCACAAAAACTGGCGGCGCTTTCGCGATTGCCAGTCAAATGGTTCGGAGGGTCCGATCTTTCCAAGCTGCATGACCTGGCGGCGGCGGCCCTCTATGGCTGCTACCGGGATATTGATATCGTGGTGCCGCACTGCTGGTTCCCGGTGGTGGCGGCCCACCACAAGGCCGACGAGGACAACATCCCGCTGTTCGGCTGGATGGACGACGGATGGCTGGATATGTCCAACGCGCCGACTACCAATCACGCGGAGGTCGTCGAGTGGTTCAAGACGATGAAACGGTCCGGGTTCAAGATCAGGCAGGTAGGGCATGACCGCAAATTCTGCCGGGAATATTTTCTCGGGATGAAAGCCGCGGGGTTCTCGATCGAGGATCAGCCGCAGTATTATTGGCGCAAGTCCGAGGGGTTTCGCCGGATTGAGCAAAAGGCCAAGGACGGCAAGCTCTGCTATCTGGGGGCGGAACCGTTTGAATACTGCGTGGCAAACGTACGGGCAATCGAAAAAACAGACGATATGATCCAGTACGATAAAGTGCAACCGGAGCACAGGATCGACGTGTTTGACGCAGCGGTCTTTGCCTGTTGCCGGATGCTGGAAAATCTAGAGACATCGCAGGAAGTGAAGAAGTGGATATGAAGATACGGATGTTTGCATGGCCAAAGGGTGGCCGATGGACTTCGGGCAAGGTGGAAATTTCAGAAGCGAAGCTGATGGGAATAAACGGCAGAGAGCTACTGATCTGGTTGGCCGGAGAGCGTGCGCGGCGTATCCTGACGGCGCTCGCTCAAAATGAAAGCGCCGTAGACGTGGAGATCGAGGCGGAGGACGGAGAGGTTTTCGGCGGACCCGTAGAGGCACAAGAAACGGAGCAGACGTCATACGGGTATCGGATATACACCAAAACGGTCAAAAGGAGATATGGGGAGTTTGGCAGGCTGGCGCTGTATGGCTGCCAGATCAACACGATAACACAATTGCGGGGCGAAGGCTGGCAGGCGACGTTGCTGGCTGGTGGCGGCGCAATCACGTCCACGCGGCTGGCAATGATCGGAGAAAAAATCGAGGTGAAAAAATGAGCAAAAAGAAAAGACGGTCTCAGCCGGTGCGGGATGCGCCCGTCAAGCGTGAGACACAGGCGGCATGGCTTTGCTCGGCGGATGCGTGGGACACGCTGGTGCTTGACACCCACCGGCCTTTGGCGAGCTGCCCGGAGGTGCGGATGTGTGTCAATGTCTACGCGGATCTGATCGGGAGCATGACCATCTACCTGATGGAAAACAGCGAGATCGGGGACGTTCGGGTACAAAACGAACTGTCGCGCAAGTTGGACATCGAGCCAAACCCGCTGATGACCCGCAAGCAATGGATGACCAATCTTGTTAGCGTGCTGATGCTCGCAGGAGACGGCAACCAGTTTACCGCGCCGGTCTACCGGGACGGGTATCTGGATAGCCTCGTTCCGCTGCGCCCGTCTCAGGCGATGATCCAGGACACTCCGGACGGGAGCTATTACGTGCGGTACGGGGACCGGGTTTTTCAGCCGGACGAGCTGCTGCATTTTGTGATTAACCCTGACTCGGAGAGACCCTGGCATGGGACCGGATACCGGCTGCTGCTCTCAGACGTGGTGGCGGGGTTGAGGCAGGCAGGCAAGACCAAGCGGGCGCTGATGGAATCCCCCGCGCCGTCGATCATCGTCAAGGTGGATTCCAACGCCGAAGAGCTGGCGACGCCGCAGGGGCAGGACGCGTTAACCAGGCGGTATTTCAGCGCCGTCCGGGACGGGAGGCCCTGGATGATTCCCGCAGAGCTGATGGACGTGCAGCAGGTCAAGCCGCTGACCGTCAACGATCTGGCGATTCCCAAAAATTTAGAGCTGGACAAAAGGACGGTCGCCGGAATATTCGGCGTGCCGCCCTTTTTGGTTGGCGTGGGAAATTTCTCGGCGGACGAATACAATAACTTTATCTCAAGCCGGATTATGCCGCTCGCCAAGGCGATCGAACAGGAGATGACCCGCAAGCTGCTGATTTCGCCTAACTGGTACATCCGGTTCAACTCGCGGTCGCTCTACTCCTATTCGCTCAGCCAGCTAATTGACGCAGGCTCCGCAATGGTGGACCGGATGGCGATGACCCGCAACGAGTGGCGCGATTGGATCGGGATGGCGCCGCGCAGTGAGATGGAAGAGCTTTTGGCGCTTGAAAACTACATCCCGGCCAACAGGCTGGGCGATCAAAACAAACTGACGGGAGGTGAGACAAATGGAGGATAACCGCAAAAGCAGGCAGATGCGAAGCCGGGGGACCGAGTTTCGGGCGGCGGAGCAGGACGGGCAAAAGTATATCGAGGGGTATTTCGCGGTATTCGGCGGCGTCTATGAGCTTTGGCCGGGGGCGACAGAGAGTGTGGACCCGCACGCCTTTGACGACACTTTGGGCGGGGATATCCGGGCGCTGATCAATCACGACACAACCCTTGTGCTCGGGCGTACCAAGGCTGGGACGCTGGAGCTCAAGGTAGACAGCCGGGGCCTTTGGGGGCGCATCAGGGTCAATCAGGCAGACGGAGACGCGCTCAACCTGTACTCTCGCATCGAGCGCGGGGATGTGGATCAGTGTTCGTTTGGATTTGAGATCCTTGAGGAAGAGACCGAATGGAGGGACGACGGGTCGGTACACTGGACCATCAAGCGCGTCAAGCTCTACGAGGTTTCACCGGTCACCTTTCCGGCTTATGAGGACACCAGCGTTTCCGCCCGGCGGCGGGACTACGACGAGATCAGGGAGCGCCGGACTGAGGCGTGGAAAGCAAAAATGAAAGAGAGGTTAAGCAAATGGCATTAAGACAGCTGATCATCAGCAAAAAGCTTGAAGGGCTGCGGGCGAAGCTCGAGGCCCTGACGGCGAAGGATGCGGAATTTGAGGAACGCGCTGCCGCTCTCAAAACCCGCGAGGCAGAGTTGGCGGCGGCGGTGGCAGAGGTAACGGCGGAGACGCCTGACGAGGACCGCGCGGCGGTGGACGAATCGGTCGCGGCGTTTGAGGCGGATCAGGCCGCTTTGGAAGCGGACAAGGCCGCGAATGCCTCGGACAAATCGGCGGTGGAGGGCGAGATCGCAACTCTCAACGCCGAGCTGGAGGAGCTCAACAAAAAGGCTGCGCCCCCTGTGGGCGTTCCCGAGACAAACAGAAAGGGTGAAATCAAAATGGAAAGCAGACAGTTTTTTGGTATGAGCGCCGAGCGGCGCGACGCATTTTTCGCAGACACGCAGGTCAGAGATTTTATGGCGCGGGTGCGCGAGTTGGGCGCCCAGAAGCGAGCGGTAACCGGCGGCGAGCTTCTGATCCCGGTGGTCATGCTTGACCTGATCCGGGAAAACATCAGCAAATACTCCAAGCTGATCAGCAAGGTAAATCTGCGCAGCGTGCCCGGCCAGGCGCGGCAGAACATCATGGGTACCATCCCCGAGGCGGTATGGACCGAGATGTGCGCCAAGCTCAATGAGCTGAACCTTGTGTTTAATCAGGCCGAGGTGGACGGCTACAAGGTCGGCGGCTATATCGCCATCTGCAACGCAACCTTGCAGGACAGCGACATCGCCCTTGCCTCCGAGATCATTTCGGCGCTGGGGCAGGCCATCGGCTATGCGCTGGATAAGGCGATTCTGTACGGCACTGGCACCAAGATGCCGCTGGGCATCGTGACCCGCCTTGCGCAGAGCCAAGAGCCTTCCGGCTATCCGGCCAATGCGCGCGAATGGGTGGACCTGCATACCAGCAACATCAAGACGATCGCCTCCGACAAGACCGGAGCGGCACTCTATCAGGAGATTATCCGCGATTTCGGTGCGGCAAAGGGCAAATACTCCAGAGGGACCAAGTTCTGGGCGATGAATGACGCGACCTATACCGAACTGATGGCTGAGGCACTGACCATCAATGCGGCGGGTGCAATCGTATCCGGCCAGAGCAACACCATGCCGGTACTCAACGGAGATATTGTGCTGCTTGATTTTATCCCTGACAAAAACATCATCGGCGGTTACGGGGACCTTTACCTGCTGGCCGAGCGGGCGGGCACCGCGATCGCGCAGAGCGAGCACGTCCGCTTTATCGAGGACCAGACGGTATTTAAGGGCACCGCCCGGTATGACGGCCTGCCGGTTATCCCCGAGGGATTTGTGGTGCTTGGCATCGGCGGTGCCTCTCCTGCCACCAGCATCACCTTTGCGAGCGACAGCGCAAACCCTTAACGGCGGCCCTATCATCGCTGGAGATAGGGTCGCTGAATCTGACGCCCGCATTTGACCCCAAGGTCATGAGCTATACGGCGTCAACCAGCAACTCCACCAACAAGATCACTGCGACGGCAGCAAAGCCCAACACTACGATTGCAATCAAGGTGGGCAGCGCTTCGGTCGCCAACGGCGGTACGGTGACATGGCAGGCGGGGGAAAACGCTGTAACGGTGGATACCGCCAACGGGTCAACCAAGCTGACCTATACTGTCACCGTCACCAAATCGTAGCGTAGCGTAAGGAGGCGGCGGGATGGACGACGCGACAAAGCTGACGCTGTTGCGGATGGATTTGCAGATCACGACGGACAAATACAACGAGTATCTGGCGGCGGTTCTCTCCGCCGCCACCTCCGCCATTGAGCGCGAAGGGATTGCCCTTGCAGATACGGCGGAGGACGGGATGCTCTGTGTGCAGTACGCCGCCTATCTCTACCGCCGCAGGCGGGAGCAGGATACGGCGATGCCGCGCTATCTGCGCTGGATGCTCAACAACCGTAAAATATCTCGGGAGGGGACACCGGATGGATGATGCGCTGACACTGTATCAAATCAAATATACGATGGATTCCATCGGTAATCAGATACCAGTGAGGACGCCGCGCGAGGTCTATGCCCGCGTAGAGAGCGTCGGGCGCTCCGACTGGGCGGATGGCGGAAGGATCGGGCTAAAGCCCGAGATCAAGGCGGTGCTCTGCCTGTTTGACTATGAAGGGGAGCAGGAGGCGGATTACAAAGGGGAGCGGTACAGCATCTACCGCACCTATTCTCCCAGCGATTCAGACCGGATCGAGCTGTATCTGACCGAGAGGAGCGGCGTCAATGGCGACGATTAAGCCGGACCAGCTCGAGGCGGCGGTGGCAAGGGAGCTTGCGGCGTATTCTGACGAGCTGGCCGAGGACGCAAAGCAATGCGTCAGAGACGCGGCCCGTCTCGCGCTGTCTGAGGTGCGCGCCCGCTCTCCGGTTGACACCGGCGCGTACAAGCGCGGATGGCGGCTGAAAAAGGCATACGAGAGCGATACGGATATCCGGCTGCACGTCTACAATGCAACCTCGTACATGCTGACCCATCTGTTGGAGCATGGACACGCCAAAGCAGGCGGCGGCCGCGTGCCGGGATATCCGCATATCGCACCCGCTGAGCGGGCGGCGTCTGAAAAGCTCGGGCGGGAGATCAAGATCAAAGTGGAAAAGGAGGACTGATGATGGACGAACAGGAGATGCTTTCGCTGCTCAATTCCTCCGGGATTCCGTTCGCTTATCAGGTCTGGAGTAGCCCGCCCAAGCTGCCCTGGGGCGTTTTCCGCGTCGGGGAGATCAATGAGTTTTACGCCGACGGAGAGCTGTATTACGCGGTGCGCGGCTATCAGATCGAGCTCTATACCGCCAAAAAAGACCAATCGGCGGAGGAAATGCTCGAAAACGCTTTGACGACTGCCGGGATATCCTTTGGCCGCAGCGAGGACTATATCGAGAGCGAGAGGCTCTATCAAATCATTTATGACTGTGAGGTGTAAATGTGGCAAACAAAAACAAGGTCAAGTTTAACCTGAAAAACGTTCACTATGCCAAACTGACCGAATCGGAGGGCGTAGTGACCTATGGTACGCCGGTGGCAATCCCCGGCGCGGTCAGCCTGTCTTTGTCCGCCGAGGGAGATACAACCCCGTTTTACGCGGACGGCGTCAAATATTATGTAGCCGTCGCAAATAACGGGTATTCCGGCGATCTCGAGATCGCGCTGATCCCCGACAGTTTTCGGACAGATATCCTCGGGGATACAGTAGACAGCACCGCCAAGGTGGTGATCGAAAACGCGCTGACAGAGCCGGGGCGGTTTGCTCTGCTCTTTGAGTTCGACGGTGACCAGAACTCGATCCGGCACGTGTTCTGGAACTGCACCGCAACCCGTCCCTCGGTGGAGGGCTCGACCACCACCGCGAGCAAGGAAGTATCGACCGAAAAGCTGACCATCGACGCCGCTCCGCTCGCGGACGGCAGGGTCAAGGCCAAGACCGGGGCAGAGACTAACGAAACAGTATACAACGGGTGGTACAGCAAGGTGTTTGAGCCGACCGCCGAGGGGGGCTAACGCGGATGGAAAGAGAGATTATGGTGGGGACTGTGACGGCGCGTTTTCGGGCGACCGCCGCAGTCCCTCGCCTCTATCGGATTAAGTTTAAGAGGGATATCCTGCGGGATATGGCGGCGCTGCAAAAGGCGTATGTCCATGACGAGGACGGGGACCGGGTGGACGTTGACAAGCTGGATTTGGAGGCAATCGAAAACATTGCTTATATCATGGCAAAGCACGCCGACCCGCAGGGAGTGCCCTCTGACCCGGATGAATGGCTGACGCAGTTTGAGGGCTTCTCGCTTTACCGCGCAGCGGGCGAGATCATCAGCCTGTGGACCGAGAACATGCAGGGGTCGGTCTCGCCAAAAAAACTTTAAGGGCTACGGCGCGGGAAACGTCGGACGCCCTTTTCCTGCTGCGGTGCGTGCAGCTGGGTCTGCAAATTTCGGAGCTGGAGCTTTTGACTGTGGGCATGGTGTTTGACATGCTGTCTGAGAGCGCCAACGACGAGGAGGATTGGCCCGAGCTGGCGACGCAGGATGATTTCGACGAGTTTTAAGCATGAGGACAGGGCGCGATTGATTCGCGCCCTTTGCTGATGGTTAAAAAGGAGGTGCGGCATGGCGACAAAAATCAGAGGAATCACCATAGAGATCGGCGGCGACACATCACCGCTTGCCAAAGCGCTCAAAGGGATCAACGCCGAGGTAAAGGACACGCAGCAGCAGCTCAAGGACGTGGAAAAGCTGCTGAAATTTGACCCCGGCAATACCGAGGCGCTGCGGCAGAAACAGGATCTGCTCAACCAGTCGGTGGAAGATCACAAGAAAAAGCTGGAAGCTGTCAAAGCGATACAGGATCAGTTAAACAGGACGCTGGCCGACGGCGGAGAGGTCAATCAAAAGCAGCTCAACGCAGTCAACCGAGAGGTTGAGTTTTTGACAAAAGAGCTGGAGAATGCAGAGAAGGCCGCAAAGGGATTTGACGCGAGAATCTCTAAAATATCCAACAACGCAAAGGATTTGGGGGATAAATTAACGGGGGCCGGAAAAGCCCTCGCGCCTGTTTCGGGCGCGGCCGCCGGCGTGCTGGGCGGGGCGGTTGCGCTGGTGCAATCGACCGCCGAAGAAAGCGCCGATTTCGCAAAGCTCGAAACCAATGCCAAAAAGGCAGGCGCCGGGATGGAGTATGTCGAGGAGGCGATGCGTCGGCTTTACGCGGTGACGCAGGAAACCGACAGCAACATTGAGGGCCTGTCAAACCTGATGGAAACCGGCTTTACCGACACCGGGCTTTTGCAGGCCGTTGAGCTGCTCTCGGGCGCCGTCATCAAATTTCCGGACACCCTTAAAATTGAGAGCCTCGCGGACAGTTTGCAGGAAACCCTTGCGACCGGAAAGGCGACGGGACAGTTCGGGGAGCTGCTCGACAGGCTTGGGATCGGGGTCGATGCGTTTAACATAAAGTTAGAGCGAACCAGTGGCGAATCAGCCCGGTTAAATCTCGCTTTGCGGACGTTGGCAAGGGCGGGGCTGGGCGAGGTAACGGCAGAATATTTTACCACCAACAAGGCGCTGACCGATACCCTGATGTCGCAGCAGGATTTGCAGAGCGCGACGGTGGAAATCGGAGACGCGCTGCGTCCAGTGGTGGCGGAGCTGATGCCCGTATTGGTGGACCTGCTCAAATCCGTCGCCGAGTTTTTGGCGTCGATGGATACGCAGACCCTGAAAACAATCGCCGGAATTCTGGCGTTTACGGCGGTTTTGTCCCCGATGCTGCTGGCGCTGGGAAGTTTGTCAAGCGCAATCGGTGGGGCGGTGCTCTGGCTGCCAAAGCTGGGCGGGGCGCTTGGGGCAGTAAAGGGAATTGCCTCGGGCGTTGGGACGGCTTTGTCCGGTGTCGGGTCGTTTTTGTTGTCATGGCCCGGCATTATTCTGGCGGTTGTCGCGATGATTGCGATCGCGGGGGACGATATTCAGGCGGCGCTCGGCAAGCTGGACGATTTTCTCAAAGGAGTTTTTGAAAAGGACTGGACGGAGGTGTTCGGGAGCGCCGGGGAGGTTGTAAACGGATTTTTTGCAAATATCCAGAATCTTTGGAATTCAATCAAAAAGGTGCTTGACGGTGTAATCGATTTTATCCGGGGCGTTTTCACCGGGGATTGGGAGCGCGCGTGGAAGGGCGTTTCGAAGATCTTCGAGGGCGTCTTTGGGGGGCTGGCGGCAATCGCAGCCGCGCCGATCAATATGGTAATCGGTGTAATCAACTGGCTGATCGACGGTCTCAACGCCTTTTTCAAATGGCTCAACAGCATTAAGCTGCCGGACTTTCTCGGCGGGGGCAGTTTGTTTAATCTCGGAGAGGTTGGGAAAATCAATTACATCGACACCAGCAACCTTGCAGATTCTATTTTTGGTGCAAAAAAAGCGTCTGCGAGCGCAGACCAAGTTATCAATACCGCGGCACGCGACCGTCTGGCCCAAAAAGCACGAGAGCGTGAGGAGCGCAAGGCAGCGGCTTCTCAGCGCGCTAAACTGATGGAAGGCCAGCCTATGACCATCAATAACTACAACAGCATCAACGCGGATAATCTGGCGCAAGTGGCGCGAATGGAGCAGACGCTTAACGGCCAGCGGCAGAGCATCCGCGCGGGATACGCAGGAGGTTAACGGAGATGGCGAGCAATTACAGAGCGGAGATGTCCACCCCTCACATTTATCCGACAGACGGGATGATCGGCGTGCTCGATCAGGCAAAGCCGTCGATCTTCGCAGCGGCGATCAGGCAGGGGGACAGCTATGTGCGTCCCTCGGGAAACGCCACCTTTTATTTTACCGTTTACCGGGGCGGGGAAGTGATTCAGGCGGAGCGAAGCCTGTCGCTGCCGGTGACGACGAGCGAGGGCACCCCGCCCTGGTCGGCGGTTACCGTCCCGGCCAACACCTTTCCGGCGGACGACGACGGATGGGGAGCGGGCGGCGGGCTGATTGTCCATTACCGCATCACCTATTCGGGGTGGGGCGGCGTTGTCACCGTCCCGCTCGACGACAGCGGCAGTCTCAAGATCGGATATTTCGGCACCATCAAGCCGCCCCGGACTGTAGGGATGACGCCGGAGAGCGGCGCTTTTGTGGATGACAGGGCCGCTAATACCTTCCGGTGGAATATCGAGTACAACAAGGATTACACCGTATCCACGCCGGTCGCGCAGGCGTCGGCGGTGTTTCAGTGGCGGAACGGTTCCTCCGGGACGGTCAACAGCGTCAATGTGTCCGGCGCCGGGCAGAGTGCGGTGATTCCGGCCAATACCTTCCCGGTGTCAACGGCGGCGCTGCAATGGCAGATCTCCAGAGTGACGATGGCCGACGGCGCGGTTTGGGAGGCGGACGCGGATTCCTGGATCAATCTGACCACAATCGACAGCCTGTCCGCCGCGCGGATTGTGTCGCCCTCCGGTGCTTACCTGACCGGCAACGAGGCAAATACTTTCTCGTGGGAACATGTCATCGCCACAGGGACGGCGCAGACCAGAGCCGACCTGCAATATTCCGCCGACGCCGGGGAAAGCTGGGAGAGCCTTGCCGTTGTGACCGGTGCGGCACAGAGCGTGATCGTTCCGGAGAATACTCTGCCGGGCGGGGCGCTGCTCTGGCGGGTGCGTACCTGTAACTCGGACGGTACGGCAGGGGAATGGAGCGATCCGGCTTCCATCGTCGTCCACGCGGCTCCCCCCGCGCCTGTGCTGCTGCCGGTTGACCCGGCCCCCCGGCCGGTGCTGAGGTGGCAGTCCGCCGGGCAGCAGGCGTTTGAGGTGCGGGCGGACGGCGTTTCCTCCGGCGCGGTTTTTGGGACGGCAAAGGAGTACCAGATCACATGCTGGCTCACCGACGGCGCGCATACCCTCGGGGTGAGGGTGCAGTCCTCCCTCGGGCTTTGGAGCGAATGGTCGGAGGTCATGGTCACCGTTTCCAACGTCCCGCCGGGCACCGTCGCGCTGACGGCGCGGGGGGTGGAAAACGGGGCGCGGCTTTCGTGGAAGGCGGCGGGGAGCTTTGATACTTATCTGATTTACCGCGACGGCGAGGCCGTCGGGGAGACCGGCGCGGACAGCTGGACCGACTGGTTTTCCAACGGGCGGCACCGCTATGAGGTGCGCGGCGTTTCGGGGGAGTATTACGCGCTTTCCAATGAGGTTTGGGAATGGTCGGTCTGCCGGTGGGGAGTTATATCCGGGGTTGATTCGATTCAGTGGGTTCCGCTGCGGCTGCGGTCAGGCGGGAGCCCGTCACACGATGCGGAAAGCTCCCGCACAGTGACCCTGCGGCATTACGACGGGCGCGGCCTGCCGGTGGCGGAGGTATCCGAATTTACCGACCGGACGCACACCCTCGCGTACACCCTGCGGCCAAACGAGCGGCATTTGCTGTCGTCCATCCGGTCGCTGATCGGCAAGACGGTTATCTACAAAAACCGGAACGGCGCGCGGGTGATCGGCGTGCTCGGCTCCCTCTCGGAGCAGCAAAGCGGATGGCTCACCGAGCTGACGCTTGCGATCACAGAAACGGATTGGAGGGAATACGATGCGGATTAACGGCGCTTACACCGTATCGGCGCGGCTGGAGGCATGGCGCGGCGGCGCGCTGTACCGGACCCTGCGGGTTGACCGGATCAGCATCCGCATGTCGGGGGACGCTGAGATCAAAGTGACGCTCTCCTGCCGGATTGATTATGATGGGAGCCTTGATCTGTTGTCTGACCGTCTGCGCCCGTATCAGATCATCAACGGCGAGGTTTGGCCGATGGGGGAGTTTATCGTCTCGACCGCCTCTGAGGTCGAGCGGGACGGCGGGCACTGGTGGGAGGTCGAGGCGTATGACCAAACGCTGTTGCTCCGTCAGGCGACGACCGTCGGAACGCTGCGCTTCGCGGCGGGGACAACTTACCTTGACGCGGCAAAATCCCTGCTGGCAGATGTGGGAATCGGGCGGGTGATCGCGTCCCCGTCGTCCCTTGCCATTGCGGAGGATTTGGAGGACTGGGAGATCGGCACAAGCTATCTTTCGATCATCAACGATCTGCTCTCGGCGATTGGTTACCGTTCAATCTGGTTCGACCGGGACGGCGCAGCGCGGCTTTCTCCCGCTCCGGCGGCGGTGGTCAAAAATCTCACCCGCTCCTACGCGGCGGGAGAGTGGTCCACCCTCGCCGACGGCGTGACGCGGCAGACCGATGCATACGCCGCTTACAATGTATTTACGGCGGTATACTCTCCGACGGACGGGGAGCCGATGGTGGCGACGGCGGTCAACTCTAACCCGCTCTCCCCGATTTCTACGGTGCGGCGCGGGAGGCGCATCTGCGCCCCGGTGGAGATTGTGGACGATATCGCAAGTCAGGAGGCTTTGCAGGCCTACGCGGACGCGATGCTCTCCGACGCGATGATGGCCGTCGAGACGGTGGAATTTGAGACGGCCCCGGTCCCGTCGCACTGGATCGGGGAGGTTATCGCGCTCTCAGGGCAGATCTACGCGGAGACAGGGTGGGAGATCACGCTCGGCGCGGGCGGGAGCTACACCCATACGGCGCAAAGGTCGGTGGCGATATGATCTTAAATTATCAGCAGCAGCAAAAGATCGAGAAGCAGAACGCCGCGCCCGCCGCTTATCAGCTTGCGACGGTGGCGGGGATTTTTGAGGACGGCCTGACGCTGATTTTTGACGGCGAGGGAGCCGCGCGGATCAAGCACTATCCATGCAACGCGGCGGTTTCATTTTCCGCAGGGCAGCGGGTGCGTGTGGAAAAGGTCGGCGGCACTTATGTCGCGGCGTATCCAATCAAAGGAGGGAACACATGATTACCTTATCGACAGATGGCAAGACGATTGACACCGGACCGGCCGCGCGGCTGATCACCGAAGGGGAGAAAAACGCCGATGTGATCCAAATCGAGATGCCGGTGAGATATGGCACACTCGATTTGGCGGCGCTCACCTGGGTGCTGGCCGGAGTGACCGACCGGGAGACGCGGGTGGAGCAGGAGCTGGCCAAGGATACCTCCGGCGGGCTGACGCTGCAATGGACGGTCACTGGGGACTGGGCGGCGGTTCCCGGCAGGATGCGGCTGGAGCTTTCCGGCATTTCGGCGGATGGTGCAGCGGTGATCAAGTTTACCGGAAATCCGATCGAGGTGCGTCCGGCGGCGGAAATATACGGCCTCCCGCGCCCTGAGCTGTCCGAACAGTATCTTGAAACGATGCGTGAACTGGTCGAACAGGCGCGGGAGGCCGCCGATGCTCTGGCAAACGCGGGGCTTAAAATCCTCGGGTATTATGACAGCCTGACCGCGCTGGCCGAAGCGGTGACAAATCCGCAGATCGGTGATCTGTATGGGGTGGGGCCAAGCGGCGAGATGTATGCCTATGTCTGGGACGGGGAGAAATGGGCAAAGGGGCAGACCCTTTCTGCCGCCGCAGGCGCGGTCTCAAGCGTATTCGGCAGGGCGGGAGATGTGACCGCGCAGGCCGGGGACTATACCGCCGCGCAGGTGGGGGCGAGGCCGGACAGTTGGATGCCGACCGCCGCTGACGTGGGGGCGGTGGACGGAGTAACCGGTCAGGGCAGCGCGGTGCGCATCAGCAACCGGAATCTGCTCGATAACGGGGATTTCCGCAATCCGGTAAATCAGAGGGGACAGACGAGCTATACAGGAAACGGGTACGGGATTGACAGGTGGAGGGTCAGCACCAACAACAGCACTGCTGCGGTTTCTGTAGGAGACGGATGGATTGATTTTACGTCAGATGCCAGCGGCACCTATATCAACTTTACAAGTACTGTGGAAAAGGTGCAGCCCGGAAATTACACCCTGTCTTTTCTTGTAGATGATCATACAAAGGCACAACAGATTTATGTACAGGAAGGGGCTAGCGCCAGCGTTTTTGACTCGAACCTGCTGACCCTGCCTTTTTCGGTTGCCGAAACCTCCGCGATAGCGGTTGGAATCCAGAAAAAAGCTGCAAGCAGTACGCTGAAAATCTATGCCGCCAAGCTGGAACCCGGTTCCGTTTCGACGCTGGCCCATCAGGAAAACAGTGTATGGGTTTTAAACGATCCGCCGCCGAATTGCGCGGAGGAATTGGCAAAGTGTCAGAGATACTATCAGCTTTATACCTCCGCAGCGCAGCGGCCAACGAATGGCGCGGATTGCAGACCTGTCATGCGCATTGCCAACCCAAGCCAGGGGACAATCGCAATAAGCGGTACCACCTATTACTTCAACGACGCCAACCTGTAGGGAGGGAAAGCAAATGGAAGGAAACAGGCACTACCTTTTGATCGACGAGGCAGGGCGCATCCTTGCAGGATGGTCGGACGGGCCGTTCCCTGACCGGGATACTTCCGGGGCGGTTTTGCTGCGGGAGGATGGCGGCTATCAGTTTCGGCTTTTCCAGGGCGGGGAGGAAAACCCGCCCCTGACGGATGAGACCGGCGCGCATCTCTGGCGCTATGAGAATGGACAGGTGCGGGCGGGCACCGCCGGGGAGCTTGCGGCAGAGAGGGCGGAGATTGAGGCGAACACCCCGCCGCCCGCGCCGACTGACGCACAGCGGATCGCGGAGCTGGCGGAAGAAAACCGCGTGCTGAAAGGCCAGGTAGCCGCCTCACAGGAAAACGCAGTCATTTTGGAGGAATGCCTTGTAGAGATGGCGGGCGTCGTTTATGCGTAGGCTGATCGAATTTTTAAAACAACAAGCAGAAAGGATGGCAATTATGATGAGTATGTTATTTGCGTGCAGGCTGGTAGACGGGAGGACCTCTTCGTTTGATCTGATTCCGGAAAAACTCAAGGCTCAGGTGGCCGAGATTGTAATCGGGGATTTCGGCCTGCCCGAGCTGGTGCCGGTGGAATTCGGCGGGACGATGGGGGCGGGGGCTTAAAGCCCTCGCCGGGGAGGACGGCCAATGGACGATATCGAGCGCACTGTGATCGAGCTGGACCAGCGCAGCAAGTCAAATACAAAGCGGCTGGACAGGCTCGAAAAGACCACCGAGGCGGTGCAGGAGCTTGCAACCTCGGTCAAGCTCATGGCTCAAAGCCTTGACAACATGGCAGACGAGCAAAAGCGGCAAGGAGAAAGGCTTGAAAAGCTCGAGCAGCAGCCTGCCGACCGGTGGAATACGATCATCAAAACCATGCTGGCCGCGGTTGTCTCGGCGCTGGCCGGAGGCTTTGCGGCGATGCTGATCAAATAGGAGGTATCTGACATGTTCGCAGAATTTCTCAACACCTACGGCGTGACGATCCTATACGCGGTATTGACCGGCGTGTTCGGCTGGATTGGCATCCAGCTCAAGAGGCTGGCCGAGAAGTACATCAACACCAAGGAAAAGCAGGCGGTCTGCAAGACCGTCGTGGCGGCGGTCAATCAGATCTACTATGATCTGGACGGGCCGGAGAAATTGCAGAAAGCAATTGAATCTGCCTCGGAGATGCTGGCTGCGAAAGGTATTACTGTAACTGAATTGGAATTGCGGATGCTGCTGGAGGCCGCTGTGAATGCCGCAAAAGGGGGAACCGGCAATGCTGTCGCCTGATTGCGTGAAGCGGTTTGCAGTCGGGGGCAAAATGCTCACGATCAATGAAAAGATCATCCCGGACGGCGCGAGGGCCGCGAAGGACGTCGCGAGCTGGTGCAAAAGGGGACAGCCCATGAAGCCCTGCCGGAAGATGCTGATCAAGGGTGTGACGGTCCATAACACCGGCGACCTCGCCAACGTGGATGACGACGCGGAGCAGTACACCCGCGCCACCCTCAACGGCAATATGGGCGGGGTGGTCGTGCATTACTATGTGGATGACGTGGCCATCTGGCAGAATCTCCGGGAGGACGAGCAGGGTTGGCATGCGGCGGACGGCTTTGGCCCCGGCAACACCACCACGATTGCCATTGAGTGCATCATGTCCGGCAAGGGGGACGCGGCGGACAGGGCAGCCGAGGAAAACGCGGCGCGGCTCGCGGCGTACCTGCTGAAAAAGTACAGCCTCGGAATTGACAGGCTCTACACCCATAATCACTGGATGGGACAGCCTGATAAAATTGTGCCGGGAGTGCGCAAAAACTGCCCGATCTACATCCTGCCGCACTGGGAGAGTTTTAAGGCGCGTGTCGCGGAGCTGATGGGCGGAAGCAAAACGCCGTATCTGGTGCGGCTCAGGGACGCCCAAATCCTCGACGCAACAGGCAAGGGCGCCGGGGCCAGGATCAGCGGCGTTTACACCATAACAGAGGAAAAAGACGGGCGCGGCCGCTTGAAGAGCGGCGCGGGGTGGGTTGATCTGAAACAGGCCGAACGGGTATAAAAATGGAAAGCGGGGGCGAAAGCTCCCGCTTTTTTGTTTTGTCAATAATTTTGCTTTATTTTTGTGCAAAATTTTCTAAAAAATATTTTATAATACTATTGACTTATAATACAATTGTGATATAATATAGACATAAAGCAAGGGACAACAAACAAGGAGGAAAATGCAATGGCAAAAAACTACTACGCGCTCTATGCCCCTTACGGAATCCAAACCCTATACAATGATTGCCACTGGCCAACCGTCCACGTATTCCCCAGCAAAAAGGCACGAGATCTATGGGTATGGGAGGACGAAATATTAAACCGGGAACCCGTCTCCGCCTCGGAGGCCCGCAAGTACCGGAACCCGTATCAGGATGTAATCCACAAGGAGGGATGACCGATGAAACGATACCCGGACTGTCAAAACGAGGGATGCAGCGACTGTGCCGCCTGCTCCCTCTCCAATTACGGGAGGGACTGCCGCAACAATCCCTGCAACCAGCTCGCCTATCTGCGGACCAGAGCGGGGATGACGCAGGCCCAGCTCGCGGAAAAAACCGGGAAGCATGTGATGTATATCTCCAAGCTGGAGCGCGGCGACCGGCAGATCTCCGGGATCTCATTGGAGACGGCGATTGCGATTGCCGACGCGCTAGGAGTAGATGATCTGAGGGAGCTGCTATAACGTCAGCTGCCTCCCGTTTCGATCTCGCTGAAGGAGCGGATAGAAGGTAGGATACACAGCAATTACACAGCATATAGATTTTTAGCGATATCTATCATACTATATATAGAGTTCGAGCCTCGTAACCCGCTCCAAAACGAATTCCGCATTGTAGTCAAGAAAACTTGATTGCAATGCGGAATTTTTATGTTTTTGAACGTAAAAATATTGTGCTTAATTGTAACGAATTGTAACCCGAATTACACAGAAATTACACAGTGAATCATCCCACTTGGGTCTTGCTCTCCAGCTTATTAAGCTTTTTTGCGGCCTTGGAAATCCGCTGGTCCTTGACGTGGGTATAAATGTCCATTGTTGTTGAAAATTGAGCGTGTCCCATCAAAACCTGTGCGTCCTTCGCCTCGATGCCAGCGTCAAACAGAATGGTCGCATAGAGGTGCCGCCACTGGTGCGGGGTGGCGGTAACACCCGTCGTTTTGCAGTAATCCTCCCAAAGATCGTTAGACCGGCTGAACGTCAGGGGTGTTTTTCCGCCGTCATCCGAGAAGATATAGGCGTCGGGATTGCCTTCTGGGAGCACGCGCTGTACGATCTCCAGCAATGGGACAGAGCGGATACCGGCCTTTGTTTTCGGCGCTTTGAGCAGCGGACGGTTGCTGACGTAGTAGACGGAGCGCTCGATATGGACAACTCCCTCGTCGGCGTCAAAGTCGCCAAAGCGCAGACCCAGCAGCTCACCGCGCCGGGCGCCGGTATACTTGGCCAGAAATGCAAACAACCCGAACGGATGAGACAGTACATGCGCCAACATCCGCGCGTCGTCCTCGTCGCTGGGAAGCTTCCGCTGGCTCTGCGGAAGATTCTTCGGGAGCCGCACGAGGGCAGCAGGGTTGCAGTCGGAGTTGTATTCTTCCTGCGCTCGCTTATAAATCCCGTTGAGCACATTAAGGTGCGCTTGGATCGTCTTTTTGGCGTAGTCCTTTTTGGCGAGAGAGCTAATCCATGTTTTGATATCCTGCGCGGTGATCTCAAACAGCCGCCGCCCCTTAAAATGCTCCGTAGCTCGCTCAAGAGGCGCTTTGTAGCCGCGCAGGCTGTTGGGGGACGCCGTCTCCATGAACTCGCCCCACCATGCGTCCGCCGCCCGTTCAAAAAAGGGGCCTTTTTCCTCTTCCTCGCGGTACGCAATCATTTTCAGCTCGACTTCGCGTGGCGAGTGCCCGCGAAAAACCTTGCGCTTACCGTTGATGATCCGGCTGACCTCATAAAGGCCATCCGGGCGTTGATACATTTTCTTTTTTGTCAAAAAAATCACCTCCGGGTATGCTTGCGCCAGCCCTGCGAAGGTGATATAATGTCCTTGCAAGATGGCTTTGGTTGGCTGCTTGTGTCTTGTCCTGCCCGGTGCTTCCAACACCGGGCGGGATTTTTTGTATTTTAGGGGCGCAGCTGCTCCTTTAGAGCGTCCTGCAAAACTTGTGAAAAATTGATATTACGCTCAAGTGCCGCCGCATTTAACCACGCGGGGAGAGTAACGGTGCGATTGACCGAACGGTTTACCTGCGCCATCCTGACGGACGGCATAAAAACATCAATCAGGACCGCGCGCTCATTTTCTTGCGTCCGCACTTTTTCAAGAGGCGTTGGGGCGGGAATACTATCTCCATCCTCTTCCAGACCGAACAAAGCGCATCCGAGAAGCTCCCGCGCAGATAAGAGAGCATCTTCATCATTTGTTCCGCTGGTTGCGACATCAAGATCGGGAAATACAACGGAGATTTCCTGATCAGGCTCATAAGAGAAAATGGCAGGGTAGCAATATCGATCATTCTTTTTCATTTGGCCCTCCTTGTCTGGGGAAGCGTCGGGGCTATCTGAATTTTAGCCCCGACTGTCTTTCGATGCTGTCCAACGTTTTTCTCGGGATGTCTTTGTCAGGATGCTTTACTGTAGTACGGCCTTCTTTCGTTGGGTGCTTGAATTGGTGATGGCTTCCAACGATGTTAACTTCGTACCACCCGTCTGCTTTTAGCATTGCAATCACTTCCCGCGATGAATAGCTCTTCATTTAGCGTTCCCCTCCTGACAATATTATAATAACACATACAAAAATATTTGTCAATAGAAAAAGCGAATATTTTTATATTTGTAAGTCAGGAGAATTGATTATGCTGATTTGCATTGTTAATTTTTTTGAGATTTGAGAACCCAACAAATGAAAAAATAACCTCAAGGATAACCCACATGAAATAGAGAGGAAATAAAAGCATTGAAACAGAGTACAAAATCCCACCCGTTAGCGCAAACCCTCTGTGGTTAAGCGACCATCCAAGGATATTAAAAACCAGCGCGATAATAACGCATAGCAGATGTGGGAGCGAGAGATATACGGCAATGCCTACCCCAAGCGCATAATATTTGCTTTCTGCCCCAGAAGAAGCCGTTACAAAACTATAAATAAAAAAGACAATATAAAATGCAGCTATACAGGCCGAAGCTAGCAGCAAACGGCTTCTTTTTTTCGCCTGCTTATAGAGCGGAACGCTAGAGCACCGATTTTGGGCGTGATCTGATTTAGGCTGGGAAGCGTCAGAAGAAAAACGTTGCTGATTGTCGGGAGAGGGAACAAACGATGCAATCATCGTAATCCCGCCAAATAGTACACATCCTATTTTTGTGATATCAAGCACAATCCCCTTTGTGCCATCGACAAACGGATAAAGCCAATGCAAAAATACGCCAAACGCAATTGCCAAGAGGCAAAAAAACCGACCATCCCAAACTTCGCGCGACGTGTTGCGAAAATCCATAGTGCACCTCCGAGCATGTAAATTATGGTAAAAAAATTAAATCCCTATATGTAGTATGATTTTCCTGTGATGAATCGCAAGCCATTGTGTCAATCCGTTAGAGCAGAAAAAATAACGGGGAAATATGATGTATTTTGCGAATTGCCGGGAATTGGGTATTGTGTTATTCTGAATGGGAAATTAGAACAAACGTTCAATATTACATCATAGACGATACGCCCGAACACAACACCGGGCACACATAACAAAATGGAGGTACGCGAAAATGGCACAAAACAAAATCGAGAGATCTGACATCATAGCGGCTATTCGCGAAACGCTGCACCGTTGCGGCACGAGAGAACTCCTATTGATTTTGAGGTTTGTACAAAAAATATCAAAATAGTGTTTGGAGAGAGCCGACCCGTTAGGGGTCGGCTTTTTTTATTTCGGCGCAAAGCTCTTTTGCCTTTGCCTCCAACATTCCCCATTCTTCCGGAGACATCCTTGCAAGCACAGATATCAGCCTCCGGCGAAAGTCAGGCTCTCCTTTGAGCACGTCGCCCATAAACTCCGCGATCTCCTCATCTTGCGAAAGGTCGTTGAACATCTCGCCCTCTCCGGTGCGCAGCCAGTTTTCGTTTACGTTAAATTCTCGACAAATTAGGTCTATCATCAGAGGCTTAGGCTCTACTTTTTTGAGCTCAATATTTGTAACCGCGCCTCTTGTATATCCAATCCTTTTTCCGAATTCGTCTTGCGTAAGATTTAGGGCTTTTCTTATTTGCTTTATCCGGTTGTACATTTTATCACCCCCTTGATTACATATATAGTATACATCTTGCGGAATGTATTGTCAATACAAAATTATATAAAAGTTTGCCAAAAAAGTATTGACAATACGAAATACGCGGTATATAATGTATTTACAATACAAAGTGGAGCGCCGAAAGGAGGATCAACATGAGCGCAGAAGAAAAAAAGAAGCTCGTACAGTCGTTGGCCGAGGCGGTTGATATCCTGCCCGAAAACAAGCGGGATTACCTGCTAGGATACGGCGAGGGAGTAATTGCCATGTCAAATAAGTCCAAGCAGGACGGAGACAAAATGAGCTGATTGCGGAGAAGGAGAGACAGAAAGGAGATTTTTATGCCGCGCGAAAAAGAATGCTACCGCGATACGCTCGAGGACATCCTGACGTTTTTTAGTGGCAAACGTCTGCTCACCAAAAAGGATGTGTCGCTGTACACCGGCCTTAATTACCGGACGGTAGTCAAGCGGTTTGAATTTGACCAAAATACCATCTCGGCGACGGTGCTTGCCAGAAAACTTTCGTGAGAGGAGGAGACCACATGACCGGGCAGGACACCGCGCGGGCCTATCTGGCGCTCTGTGCGGAGTGGGACTGGACGCCAAGCCCGGAAGGGCTGGACGCATGGTTCCGCCTATGGAAAGGAGGGTATCTGGACAAATGGAGAGACGGATGCAAATCCTCGGAAAAGCAAGCACCGCCACCGGCATCCTCGTGATGCTGATCCCGGCGGCGGTACATATCATCTGGGCGCCTTCGGCGGTCTGCCTTGAGGTCTGCGGACTGGCGCTGGTGTATCTGGGGAGGTGGCTGCGGTGGAGCTGATGCAATGCCTTCGCACAGGCCGCAGAAACGCGGTTACGCGCGAAGAACTCGCCCGGCTGACCGGGAGGGATGACCGCACCAACCGGGAGGATATACAGGAGCTGAGGCGCAAGGGAGCGCCGATTATCTCGCTGTCCTCGGCAAAGGGCTACTGGCTCATGGAGGACGTCGAAGAGCTGGGGCGGTTCCTGCACGAGACCAAGCGCCGCAGAGACGAGATGTCTTACCCGGAGCTTTGGAAGCTGTATTATCAGCTCACAGGCGTGAAGGCCGTCCCCGTCCGGGCGCATGTGCGGCGGGTCGGGCCGAAGGACATTGAAGGGCAGGTGAGATTTTGAAAGCCGATGCGGTAGACCTCACGCTGACAGACGGCTGCATGCTCTGGCCGACGTGCAAAACCTGCGTTTTCCCGGACTGCTGTGCAACCTTCAACGAGATCTTCGAGGTAACAAAGCCGCCGGAGCGGCGAAAGCAGGTATCTTCCCGCCGGTGGGCGCTGCTCGAATCGGAGATGCGGGCCAGCGGGAAATGGAGCAGGCAGCTGAGAAAGCTGTTTTTGGTAAAAAGGATGCCGCCCTGTGACTGACATCACAAAGGCGGCAGAGGAAAATAAGGAACTTATGGATATTATATCCAGTCAAAAAGGAGTTGTCAAGATGGAGATTAGAGAATCGCAGAGAATGTATCTGCTTGAACGTGAGCGGCTGGAACCGCCCTGCCTGACGGAAGATCAGGAGCGGATCGGGGAACTGTACGCCGAACGCGCGGAGCTGGAAAGCCGTCTTGCGGATATTTTGGACGAGCTGCGGGAAAGGGGCGAAGCGGTATGAAGAAGGGGCCGGAGACGCTTGACCGCGTCATGGGTTATCTGACGGCGGTAATAACGGTCAATGTAGTCGTGCCAAAGGAGCGCCCCGTATGCCGGTATTGCCAGGGCTGGCTGGACTACGACGAGAGGGTGCGGCGGCATTACTGCCGGCTGACGCAGGAGCCGCTGGTTGACCCGGATGGAGATATCGGGTTTCGGTGCCCGTTGAGAGGATAGGTTGAAAATGCTTGAAATTTATGACGCCGTCAGAGCGGTGCCGGAAAACGCAAAAAAGCTCATAAGCGGAGGCAGGCTCAATGGCAAGACGGATATCAACCCGATGTGGCGGATTAAGGCCCTGACCGAGCGTTTCGGCCCCTGCGGGATCGGGTGGAAGTACACCATCGACCGCCAGTGGACGGAGCTGGGGGCCAAGGGAGAGACGGCGGCATTTTGCAACATCTCCTTGTACATCAAATACAACGGCGAGTGGAGCGAGGCGATCCCCGGCACCGGCGGAAGCGCGTTTATCGCAAACGAGCAAAGCGGCCCCTATACATCGGACGAATGCTACAAGATGGCGCTCACAGACGCAATTTCGGTGTCCTGCAAGGCGCTGGGATTTGGCGCGGATGTCTACTGGGCGGCCGACCGGACGAAATACGACAGGACGGAGCCTGAAAAGGAACCCGCAAAGCCGATCATCTGCGAGCAGTGCGGGAAACCGATTGAAGCGGTCAGAGGCAAAAGCGGAGATCTGATCCCGCCCGAACGGGTTGCGGAAAAATCCCGGAAGAAGTACGGGCAGAACCTGTGCCTGTACTGCGCGACCGAGCGCGGAACCAATGGAAGCTAAGGCTCTGAAAGCCCGGTGGCAGATCGACGGGGAGGGAACGTGGGTGTCCCTCCTGATCGACCCGGCAGGAGCAAGACAGGCGAGGGCCTTTGCGCAGGGGATGGATAAGCCGCACCGGATCACCCTCAAGCTCTGGCGGGAGCGGCGGTCGCTGGACGCCAACGCCTATTTTTGGGTTCTTGTCGGCAAGCTGGCCGAAAGGCTGGGCATCCCGGCGGCGGAAATCTATCGACGCTATATCCCGGAGATCGGCGGCAACAGCGAAACGGTCTGCATCCCGGCGAAAGGTGCGGACAGGCTCCGGGAGGGCTGGGAGCGAAACGGCAAGGGCTGGGTAACCGAAATCATGCCCAGCAAGCTGCCCGGATGCGTCAACGTCATCCTGTACTACGGATCGTCAGCATATGATACCGCGCAGATGTCCCGGCTGATCAGTCTGGCGGTGCAGGACTGCAAGGAGCAGGGGATCGAGACAATGACGCCGCAGGAGCTGGCGGTGCTGATGGAGGGATGGGATGCACAAGCGGACAAAAGCTCTGGCGATCCCGCGTGAGGTCAGGCGCAGGGTATCTGAGCGTGACGGCGGGCGCTGCATCCTCTGCGGCCTGCCGGGAAGCCCCGAGGCGCATTACCTGCCGAGGGCGCAGGGCGGGTTGGGAATCGAGGAAAACATCCTCACCCTATGCCGCCGCTGCCACATGGCCTACGACGGGGCGAAAAGAAAGGAATTGAGGCCGGTTCTGCGGGAGTACCTGCGGGAGCATTATCCCGAGTGGAACGAAAGCGGTCTGATCTATCAAAAATGGAGGGACACAAATGTATAACCGAATCATCGTAATTGGGCGGCTCGTGGCGGACCCGGAGCTGCGCGCCACACCGAACGGCGTCAACGTCGCATCCTTCCGGGTTGCGGTCAACCGCCCGAGGGACAAGGAGAAATCGGATTTCTTCAACGTCGTGGCATGGCGGCAGAACGCCGAATTTATCACCCGTTACTTTTCGAAGGGGAAACTGATCGGGATCGATGGCAGCCTGCAGACCAGAGACTACACCGACAAAGAGGGAAACAGGCGCACCGCCTTTGAGATTCAGGCGGAGAGGGCGTTTTTCACCGAATCGAAGGGCGGCACGCCCAGCAGCAGCAACGAATTTACGGCAGTGGACATCAACGACGATCTCCCGTTCTAAGGCGGTGAGACGATGCCGAACCGAATCATAAAAGAATCGATATGCTACAGCGACGATATAGACAAGCTCACAGCGTTCGAGGAAACGGTATTTTACCGTATGATCGTGCGGGCGGATGATTATGGCCGGTTGGACGCAAGGCCGAGCTTCCTGAAATCAATGCTTTTCGTGACGAAGCAGGGAATCACCGAGAAAAACGTACAAGATGCCGTTCTCAAAATGGCGTCGGTGGGATTGGTCAGGCTCTACGAAGTAGACAGGAAACCGTTCCTATCGTTTCCAAAATGGGATTTGCATCAAAGGGTTCGCAATTCGAAGGAGAAATATCCCGCGCCGCCCGAAAACACAGATTGCGAAGTTTCGCCGCGAGTTGCCGCGAGTTGCGGCCTTAATCCAATCCGAATCCAATCCGAATCCAATCCGAATCCGAATCCGAAAGAGAGCGTTTCGCGCGCGACGCGCTTCACGCCACCGACCGTTGAAGAGGTCGCGGATTATTGCCTTGAGCGAAAAAACCACGTTGACCCCCAGCGATTTGTAGATTTTTACGCCGCTAAGGGCTGGATGGTAGGGAAAAACCGCATGAAGGACTGGAAAGCCGCTGTCAGGACGTGGGAGCAACGCGACGGTGAAAAATGGGGAACGGAAAGCAAAAACTCTAACATTTTCCTCGACATGCTTGAAAAGGAGATGGCGCATGAATAGGGCTGAAACGCTTGCAATCATGTCGGTTATGAAAGCCGCATATCCGGCATTTTACCGCGAAATGAGCGCAAGAGACGCCGAGGCCGCTGTTAGCCTATGGTGCGAGATGTTTGCGGATGACCCCGCCCATATCGTTGCAATGGCGGTAAAATCGCATATCGCAAGCGACAGAAAGGGATACCCGCCCAATATCGGGTCGATCAAAGAGGCGATCAGAAAGCTAACCCGCCCCGACGAAATGAGCGATATGGAGGCATGGGGATATGTCTCAAGGGCGCTCCGAAATGGGATTTACGGTTATGCCGAAGAGTTCAAAAAGCTCCCTCCGGTCATCCGCCGTATCGTGGGAACGCCGATGCAGCTCCGCGAATGGGCCATGATGGACAGCGACACCGTACAGTCGGTCGTAATGTCTGGATTTAGAAAATCCTACGCGGCGCGGGCCGAATCAGAGCGCGAATTTCTCGCGATTCCGTCCGACGTGCGCGAGGTTATGACGCAGATCGCGGCGGGCATGGCTTTCCCGGCGCTGGGTGGCGGCAGGTGAGAGAAACAATCTGCATCGAGTACCCCAAAACCAAGGCCGGTAAGCGCCAGTGGGGCAAGGAATACGGTATGAACGCGATTTATGCGGGGAAGCACTGGTCGCGCCGCAAGGCCGACAGCGAGTACTGGCACAGCCTGACCCATGCCGCGCTTGTCCGGGCGGGCATCCCTCGGAATCCCGCGCAAAAGCCGGTGAGCATTGATTTTTGGTGGGATGACAGGCTTGATCTGGACAACCACGCATACATGGCAAAAATGATTGTGGATGCGCTCAAGGGCTGGGTGATACAGGACGACAACCGGAGATGCGTCCGGGAGATCGCGCACCACTGGCACGACAGAGGGTGCATCCTCGTGGAGATCAGAGACGGGAGGGACTAATATGAAGCTGGTCATCAAATACAGGGACGCGGACGGGACAGACCGGCACGTCAACATCGACGCGGACCGGATGGAAGAGGGAAACGGACTGATCCGGGCGTATGACGGCGGGATCCTTGTAGCGGTGTTCGACGCGGGGTATATCAATCTGGCGTATCTGAGCGGGAGGGAGCCGAAATGAACTACATCGAACTGCGGCGCTCGGATGGACGGGAAGGAGGATGCTGAATGAAAGCCTATGACGTTTACGATAGCGCAAGAGATGACAATTGCTCCACTATCGTATTTGCAGAGAATCCCACACAAGCAAAGCTAATTGCTCAAAGTACAGACACCTGCGGGGATGCCAGATACATAGACATCCGAGCGCGGAGAGTGCCGGAAGCGGATGAATTGTATAAAGGCAATTCGGAGATTGACTGGTACGATAATGAGACGAGAATTGCACTTGTGCGTGATCTCGGGTGGGCTTGCTGGGAGCCTGGTTTTGAGTGTGACAACTGCCCTGCAAAGCGATATTGCCGCTGGCATGAGGTGGATACAAAGGAGAGCTACAAATGAATCAGGAGCAGTTAAATAAAATTTTAAACAAGCATAAATTATGGATTGATGGCGGCGCAGAGGGAATCAGGGCCGACCTGAGCGAGGCCAACTTGAGGGGTGCCGACCTGAGCGAGGCCGACCTGCGCGGTGCCAACCTGAGCGGTGCCAACCTGAGCGGTGCCAACCTGAGCGGTGCCAACCTGAGCGGTGCCGACCTGAGCGAGGCCGACCTGCGCGGGGCCGACTTAACAGGTGCCAATATTGATTATGCTTGTTGGCCACTATGGTGCGGGGGCTTGCATGTTAAGACAGACCGCAGGATTATGGCACAGTTGGCCTATCATTTTTGCGCTCAGGACTGCGACGACCCGGATTATATTAAGGCTCGGAATGCAATCATTGATTTCGCGAATACATTCCATCGAGTAGAAGGATGCGGAAGATTGGAGCTGGTTGGGGAATGAGCGATTTAATCAGTCGGGAGGCGCTGAAAATCTGCAAGCATAGCAACGGATACGGATATTGCTCGCTGTACGATCAATATTGCGTCGAAGGCCCTTGTAAAAGCGAGGCTCTGATTGAGTATGTGCCTGTGGTGCATGGGAGTCCGGTGTATCATAACCGACCTGCACGATATGAGCATTACGAGATGGTACAGCAAACCGAAAACGGGGAGCCGTTGTACAAAAGGCAGTATTACATTTTGCAGGATAATCCGGTAGCTTACTGCTCTGAGTGTGGGAAACGGATGTGTTCGAGGTTTACAAGTTTCTGCCCCAACTGCGGGGCGAAGATGGACGGAGGGGATTGACAAATGAAACCGCTATATATGCCGACAGGCAAAGCGAAGGAATATGGGGAGTATGCTGTAAACATATATACCGGATGCCCTCACCGCTGCTACTATTGCTTTGCGCCGTCTGTTTTGCGCCGGGAAAGAGAAGAGTTTCATTCCCACGTTGCGCCCCGGCCGAGAATTGTGGAAGCCCTCAAAAAGCAGTTGGCTCAGGAAAAAATTACAAATAAGATTATTCACCTGTGTTTTACTTGTGACCCGTATCCGAGCGGATATGATACATCAACCACCCGAGAAATCATAACAGCTATCAAAAACAGCGGAAATCATGTCCAGATTCTCACAAAGGGTATCGGATCTCGAGATTTTGATCTGCTGGACGAGAATGATTGGTTTGGACTCACCTACGACGGCGGATTTTGTGTTGGTGGGTTCGTCCCCGCATTGCATATGCCTCAGCTCGATATGGCTCATGGTAAAGGTATCAAAACTTGGATTTCATTCGAACCTGTCTTAAATGAAGAAGCCGTCCTAGGTGCCATTGAGAAGTGGGCTCCGGTTGTGGATAAAGTGAAAATAGGAAAACTGAACTATCATCCATCCAACATAAATTGGAAAAGATTCGGCGCCGAGGCAGAAGCGCTTTGTCGAGAAATGGGTATCGACTACTATATCAAGGATAGCCTCAGATCGGAAATGGAGGATTGACCATGTACGAAGCTCTGATAAGCAACCTGTGCGAACTTGAGAAGATCAAAGCCGAAAACGCCCAGCTTCGGCAGGAGAGAGATGCGGCGGTGCGTGATCTTGCCTATATTGGATCATGCGTAGTCTGCAAGCATAATAAATATCCTTGCGAACGCGAGGACAACGGGCATGTCAGGTGCTTTGAGTGGCGTGGCCCGGACGGGAGAGGGGGAATAACAGTATGACCAGACACGAGATATTGAAAACCGCGATTAAACAATACGGGCGGGATGCGCAGATTGATATCTGTATTGAAGAGATGTCCGAGCTGACAAAGGCGCTGATCAAAAACCGCCGCTGTCATGGGGAGAATCTGGCCGATGTGCTCGAAGAGATCGGAGACGTTCGGATTATGATCGAACAGATGCAGATGATATTCGGGCATACGGGAAAGTACGAGCTTCAAAAGATTCAGCGGCTTGAGGCGCGTCTGGAATCGGCGCGGGGTGGGGCATGATTAACTACATGTTAGCCCTGCGCATAGACCCTCTGGGGGCGGTGATAGTCCTATCCGTCGCGCTGGGGCTGGCCGTGGGGATTGAGATGGGGAGGCGGTGCAAATGATACCGGCGCGCAAGACATGTAAGGGATGCGTGTACCTCAAGCCGCTGGGCGGTATGGGGCGGACAAACGAGCAGGGGTGCCATTACTGCTATATCACCGGCAACCCAAGGGGATGCCCTGCCGATCAATGCGACAAGTACGAGGGGAGGAGAAAATCCCATGAACTGGAAAAAAGAAGCAGAAAACGATCTGAGAAGCTACATGCGGCGCAAGGACAGTCTCCAAAACATACAGGACAAGATCGCGTCTCTCGATGACCGGATGCAGTCAATCCGGGGCGGGATGTCTGATGCAACGCCGGTACAGGGCGGGGAGAGCCGGGCGCAGGAAAACCTTATCAACTGCATTGCTGAAAAAGAGAGGCTCGGACATACCCGCGCGGCGGTTGCCCGGCTGGTCAAGCTGGTGGAGCGTGGGCTGGCGGGGCTTACAGATCAGGAGCGCAGGGTGTTGGAGCTGTTTTACATCCAGCGGCAGGCGGGGCATGTCGAGCGTCTGATGGAGGAGCTTAATATCGAGCAAAGCCGGGTATATCAGATCAAAGATGCGGCGCTTTATAAATTCACCGTCACACTGTATGGGATTGTTGAATTTTAACATGTGAAACAAACTGGAAAAAGAGTGGAAGTTTTTTCGCAAAATCCCTGCTATAATAGAGACAGTGGTATTTGCCACAAGGCGGCGATCATACGGACGCCGACCGAATAAAGCCCCATGCGGGCAGGGCTGCAAGGCCCGCATGACAAAAGGCTTCAGGGCGGAAAGGTTCCCGCCGCACCCGAAAGGGTACCTGAGATGCGGGGAGTGCCGTCCCGCGGAGCCGAGTGCCTATGATCCATGTTCCTCCGCCGGAGAGTGCGTGGTGAGGCTCCCACAAGGTTAGCGATGAACCTGATTCCGGCTATGTCTTTAAGGCACAAAAGCGCACCCCGAAGCCGGGCGGGAAAACCCGGAACGGAAAAAGCGGCCATATGGCCGGTGGGACAAAAGGCCCGCAGAATCAGCGGCGCGGAGAAATGCCCTCACGATCAGAGGATGCAGAGTATCCGCGCGGCTCAGATGACCCGTTGGCCGTCCGGGTTAAGACGGCAGTACAAAAGGACGCTCATCTCTGAGCGTCCTGATTTTTTGGAGGATTGCATGGCAGCAAAACAGGTAAATCCATTCTACCGTTCACGCGCGTGGAAAATAAAGCGAAAGGCGATCCTTCGGCGAGACGGTTATCTTTGCAAATTATCAAGGCGGTATGGCAAGACATGCCCAGCGGAGACGGTGCATCACATCTATCCGCTGGACTTATATCCAGAGCATGCATTATGCGAGTGGAATTTGATATCGGTATCATCCGAGATGCACAATCGTTTGCACAACAGAGAGGACGGGAGTTTGAGCGCAGATGGCGAAGCACTGATGCGCGTGACGATCCCCCCCCTCTCGGATTGAGAAAAAATAGACTTACGGGGAC